TCCGGCACCATCGTGACGCCTGCCGCTACGTCCTAAGCAACCTGGCCCGCCTCTTGACGGGGCGGGCCTTCTTGGAGATACCGATGATTTTTATGACGCACCCCAAACACGGCGCGATGAATGTCCGCTCGCCCATCGAGGCCGCAGAGGCAAAAAAAGCCGGCTGGGTAGAGAGCACACACGAAAAATGGCTGGGCGACAAGGCCAAGCGCGTTGAGGCTGAGCCCGACGAGCCGGCCGATGTGGTTGAGCAAGAAGAGGCTCCTGTCGAGCGCAAGAAGCCGGGGCGCAAGCCGAAAGCATGAGCACCGTTGCCGAGGCCCTCGCCTGGGCGTTAAAAGACGCCGGTATCACGGGCGAAGGCATAACCGCGTCTGCCGAAAGCACAAGCGATGCTTATGAAACGCTGAAGCAGATGCTTGCGCTGTGGCAGGTGGACAACGTCTACGTCTACGCGCTGACGGAAAACTCTTTTGCCCCCACTGGGGCCTTGACGTACACGGTGGGTTCCTCCGGGACCATTCCCATCGCACGGCCGGCGCGCATTGAATCGGCATTTTGGCGATCTGGTGGCCTGGACTCGCCTATCGAGGTGTTGCAGAGCCCCGCCAAATATGACGCGATTTCTCAGAAAACACAGCCTGGCGATCCGCAATATCTGTATTACAACCCGAGCTATGCGCTTGGGACGCTTTACCTCTATCCGCAACCGTCTACCGGGACTGTGTTTTTCAAGACGCAAGCCCAGTTTCCTGAATTGGCAAATGAGGCCGCAGACCTGACGTTACCGCCTGAGTACGTCCTGCCAATTCGGACCAGCTTGGCTGTGATGATGGCTTCTATGTGGGGCGCTCCACCAATCCCGGAAATTGCTGCAATCGCCGCATCTTCTTGGAAGATCGTAAAGCGCAACAACCTGCGAATCAAGCCGCTTGGCATGCCTGAAGAGCTGCCAGGACGGATTCGCCAGAACATTTTTACCGGCTGATGAGAGTTTTCTACGGCAATGAATTTGGCTTTCACCGCGCCAGGGTAGACCGCCTGCACGCGCACGTCGAAACGCTGCCCCAGGTTGATTGCCCAGTGCGTCATTTCTTCGCACCCGGCCTGTTCGCACGGGAAATCACGATTCCCGCTGGCGTGGTGCTGATAGGCGCCGTGCACAAGACGGAAAACCTCGCCGTGCTGTCAAAAGGCCGGCTCTTGCTGGCAACTCCGGCTGGTCCGGTAGAGATTTGCGCCCCGCATATCCTGACCGTGATGCCGGGCGACAAGAACAGCGCTACAGCGCTTGAAGAGTCGGTTTGGACGAACTTCTTTCCAAATCCCGACAACGAAAAGAGCATCGATTTGCTGATTGAAAGACTCGGCGAGTGCAAAGCCTCCGATTTGATCGGCGGATCGACAAACAAACAACTGGCCGTAAATCGCGCCGCAGAACTGGAGGCCTGATATGTCACTGGGATTATCTTCGGGCGCAATGGGTTTGATCGGCTCTATCGCGTCCCCGATTGTGGGAGGTCTGCTGCAGGGCGACAGCGCACAATCCGCAGTCGGCCAACAAGAGCAGGGCGCTACCCAGGCAAACGCCACGCTCAAAGAGAACTACGACAACACACGCAAGGACTTCTCGCCATATCTTGCCACCGGCAACAAGGCAAACAACGCCCTTGCCTACGCGCTGGGCATCGGTGGCACTGCCGGCCCGACCCGAGAACAGATGTACGAGGAGGGGCTGAACAACCTCAAGCGCCGCCATGCCGAGCAATACGGTGTTGGCTTTGACCAGTCAAGCGATGAGGCCGGAAAACAAGCCGCGCTCGCGCAGCTAAATTCCGACATTGATCTGCGTTTCGGCGAGATGCAGGACACGATGCCGAGCCGTTCGACGGACCCGAACTACGGGCTCCTCACCCGACAATTCACTGCTGACGACCTGGCAAAGGACGTACCCTACACAACCGGCCTTCAATTCGGCCTGGATGAGGGCGCCAAGGGCATCAACAACATGGCCGCGGCTACCGGATCGCAACTGTCCGGCGCCACGCTCAAGGCCCTGACGCGGTTCGGCAACAACTACGCCACGACCAAGGCGGGTGAAGCCAGTAACCGCTTCACCCAGCGCCAAAACCAGATTTACGGCATGTATTCCGGAACATCCAATTCCGGGCAGCAGGCGGCAGGTTCAATCTCGCAGGCCGGCCAGGCGACGGCAAACGGCGTGGCGAACAATCAAACCGGCCTCGGCAATGCCCGCGGCGCCGCTGATATCGCCTCTGGAAATGCGCTGGCGGGCGGGCTCAATGGCGCATACAGCAACTACCAGGGCAACAAGCTGGTTGATTCTCTGACCGGTGGCCGAGGCTCAAGCGCCCTTCCCATAGGGAACGGAACTTATAGCGGCTATGGCACTTACGACATACCTATGCAACCGGGCGGGGGCTACTAATGGCTATCGACGCAGGAATCTACGGGGCCATCCAGACCCCCAAGCAGGTCAATCCGCTTGAGCAATACGCCCAGGTGCAGCAGATCCAGTCTGGGCAGAATCAGAACCGCTTGGCTGAGTTGATGCTTGGCGACAAGCAGCGAGAAACCGAAGGGCAAACCGCGCTCGCCAACGCCTACAAAGCAGCAACGGACCCGACCACGGGCGCTATTGACCGCAACAAGCTGTACGGCGCACTGGCTCAGGGCGGGCAGGGCGCCAAGCTGCCGGCCGTGCAAAAGGGCTTTGCCGATCAGGACAAGGCCGCGGTTGATGCGCAAAAGACAAAAATCGAGTCGCACCTTAAGGAGCTTGACGCGATGGGACAGATCCTGTCCGGCGTGAAGGATCAAGCCAGCTGGGATGCCGCTCGCGCTCAGGCCGCGCAGATGTTCGGCCCTGAAAAGGTCAATGCCTCAATGCCGCCGCAGTACGACGCCGCCCTGGTGGGACAAAAGCGCGACCAGGCCCTGAGCGTGAAAGACCAGCTTGAACAGAAGTGGAAGGCGATGGAGTACACCACGCCCAAGGCTGATGCGGTCTTGTCGTCTAACACCTCTATTGAGAACAACAAGCGCACCGTTGCGGCATCTAGAGAAAACGCCGCAGCAACCCGCGATGTAGCCCAGTCAAACCGCGACGCGGCCCGCATTCAAACCGGCTTTACCAATGAGCAGGGACTGCGCAAGGAGTTCGAGGGCCTGCCGGAGGTGAAGAACTACAAGCAAGCCTACCCCGCATACGCGGCGATCAAAGACGCCACCGGACGCAACACCACTCAGTCCGACATCAATATCGTCTATGGCCTTGCCAAGCTGTACGACCCGACCAGTGTTGTGCGCGAGGGTGAGTACGCGACCGTTGCCAACAGCCCGAACATCCCGGAAAAGGTCAAGGGATACGCCCAGTATCTGGCCGGTGGTGGTCGCCTGAGCCCTGAAACCAAGAATCAGATTTTGGAAGAGGCCAAGGGCCGCATCGGTACGTATGAGGCGGAGGCCAAAAAGGCAAAATCCAGCTTTGAAGGCATTGCTAGAAAGCGCGGCATGGACCCATCGGCTGTCTTTGCCGACATGGGCGATATGACGCAAAACCCGCAACCCGCTACTCCTCCTCCTGCCGCCTCGTCCAAGGGCTGGAGCGTAAAGGAGGTGAAGTAATGCCCACATTTGAATTCACCTCACCTGAGGGCAAGAAGTACAACGTCGAGGGGCCTGAAGGTGCCACCAAGGAGCAGGCGTTCCAGATTCTGCAAACGCAACTTGGCGGCAACACGGTTGCGAAGTCCGCTCAAACCAGTGTCATGCAGGAAATAAAGCAAGGAGCTGGCAACTTGGCGGCCGGTGCCGTTCGGGGCGCTGGATCTATCGGTGCTACGCTGCTTGCCCCGATTGACATGGCGAAAGACGCCATTGCCGGCAAGGGGCTTTCTCTTGAATCGAACCGCCAGCGCCGCGCGGACATGGATGCCGGACTGCAAACCATGGGTGCCGAACCTGATTCATGGATGTACAAAGGCGGCAAGTTGGCTGGAGAAATAGCAGGCACGGCAGGGGCTGGCGGGCTTGCGGCACAAGGACTTTTGAAGGTAGCCCCCGGTGCGGTTCCTTTGGCAAATGCCGTGGCCAGCGGGGGCTTCAGCACTGGCGCCGGACAGGGCGCTGTCATGAATGCGCTGACTCGGGCGGCTGGCGGAGCAATCAACGGTGGAATTACCGCTGGCCTCGTGAATCCCGAGGATGCCAAAACCGGGGCCATTGTTGGCGGCCTATTGCCTGGAGCAGTGCAAGCTGCCGGTAGCGCGGGGAACTACGTTTCCCAAAAAGTTGAACAAGGTGCGCGCCGACTAATGCAGAGCGCCATAAAGCCAACCATTGCGCAGCTCAAAAACGGCGAATCCGCTGTTGCCGTCAATATGCTTTTGGACCGCGGAATCAATCCGACCGAAGGCGGCGTAAACAAGCTGCGCGCCCTGATAGATGACGTGGACAACCAAATAGGGACGGCCATTACGGGCTCCAATGCCGTAATCGACAAACAAAACGTGTTGAACCGCCTGGCCGGGACGCGCCAGTCATTTGGCAACCAGGTAAGTCCGACTGCCGACCTTAAGGCAATTCAGGGTGTTGCCGATGATTTTCTGGCGCACCCCGGAGTTGTTGGAAACAACATTCCGGTGCAGGCCGCACAAGACCTCAAACGCGGCACCTACAAAGTGCTGGAGAAGAAATTTGGTCAGATGGGTAGTGCCGAAACTGAGGCGCAAAAAGCTCTGGCGCGAGGCCTGAAAGAAGAAATCGCCACGGCCGTCCCAGGCATCCAGGGCATGAATGAAGAGCTGGGCAAACTGATAACTACGCTTAACGTTTCCGAGCGCAGGGCCTTGATGGAGATGAACAAAAACCCAATGGGTCTTGCTGCTCTCGCAAGCAGCCCGGCGTCGTGGGCAATGTTCATGGCTGACAAGAGCGCGCTGTTCAAGTCGCTGGCGGCGCGGGCATTGAACTCAACGTCCAACGGCGCGGCTGCTGCGGGACAGCTGCTCAGCAATTCAGGGGCAAATCCAGCAATTCGGAACGCCCTGGTTTTACCTATGTCCGGCGACTAGCGCAGAAAGCCAAACAGGCCGGCAAAGAATGCCGCGACGACGATGGCAACAGCTTTCCAAATTATGTAATCGGTAAATTCCATACAGCAATTTTAAGCCGCCCCGGGCAACCGTGGCGGCTTTTTACATTTCAGGCCCGTAAATGCCAATAGTTCCCCTTTTCGGAGTCAGCCAGCAAGGGAAATCAAGCACAGTCACGTCTCAAAAACACCTGAACCTGTACGCCGAAATCATCCCCGACCCGGAGAAGGCCAGGGTCGTTTACTACGGCACGCCAGGATTGTTACTTTTCACCAGTTTTGGCGATACACCGATTAGGGGGTGGATCGCGGTGGGCGATTTCATCTACGCAGTGCACCGCGGGGTTTTCTGGGAGGTGAATAACGCCGGCGTAAAGACCAATCGAGGCACGCTCACAAGTACCTCGGGCCGGGTGCAGATGGCCTACAACGGCACACAGATTGCGGTTGTTGATGGCACCTTTGCCGGGTTCTACAACTACACGATTGCGACCACGACGCTAGCGCCCGTCACGGTAAACGTGATCGGCACGCCTATTGATGTGACATTCCAGGACGGCTACGGGCTGCTGGCCTATGCCGATGGCAAGTTTCAGAAAACCGCGTCCTACGCCTTCCAGACCTTGGACGCGCTGGAATTCGCAACAGCAGAAAGCAACCCTGACGGCCTGCTCAGGAACATCGCGGACCATGGCGAAGTTGTCCTTGCCGGGTCCGAGACCGTAGAGTTTTGGGGCAACACGGGCGCGCAGGACTTCCCCTATGGAAATCAGCGGGGCTCCACGCTTGAATTCGGCCTGGCTGCTCCGTGGTCATTGGTGAAGTACAACGACAGCCTTGCGGGCCTGTTCAAGAACCGCATGGGCCAAGTCCAGGTGATGATGATGGCCGGCCACGCGCTGCGCAAGATCAGCGATCAGGAGCTGGACTACAAGATCAACAAATACGGCTCTGTTTCAGATGCCACGGCCTACGCCTATTTGTTGGGCGGTCATCCGATGTACGTCATCAACTTCCCGAGCGAGGGCAAGTCCCACCTGTACGACGCCAGCACCAACATGTGGACTCAGTTGGAGTCTGGTTTGAGTGGCGGCCGGCACCTTGGCTCATTGCACGTCGATTACCTGAACAAGCCGCGAATCGCCGATTACGCCAACGGCAACATTTACACGCTCGATGCTGATACCTACACCGACAACGGGATGAGCATCCCGCGGGAAATCGTCAGCAAGCATTTCAACAACGGCTTCGACATGGTCAGGGTCAGCAAGTTGCAAGTGGATTTTGAAACTGGCGTAGGTCTGATTTCCGGGCAAGGTTCAGACCCGCAGGCGATGCTGCAATTTTCCAAGGACAACGGGCACACCTGGAGTAATGAAGCCTGGGTGACGATGGGAAAGATTGGCGTTCACCTCACTCGTGCTATCTGGTGGCGCCTCGGTGCTGCGCGGGACTGGGTTTTCAAGATCCGCATCACCGACCCGGTGAAAGTCGTGATCGCAGGCGCCGGCATTGATTTGAAGGTCGGCAAGTGAACAACCGGCCGCCGCTCAGTGAGTCGCTTGAGGGGTCCGTCCCAAGTACCGGATGGGCGAACTGGTTCACTCAGGTATTTCTAGGTCTACCCTGGACAAAGGGCTTAAACATCACCGCAACCCTTGATTTCGGCGCTACGGGCGCGCAGTCGCAATCAGCGCTCACAGCAACGGTAACGGGCGCACGGGCCGGTGATGCCGTTCAAGTCACCCCGCTGGCCGATGTGAGCGGAATCGTTTTTACCGGCGTCGTCACCGCCAAAGACACCGTAACCGTTTACGCAAAAAACCTCAGTTCCGGGTCAGTGAATCCACCGTCCCAGAGTTACCGCATTCTCGTTTTACAGAATTAAGGGCAAGCTATGGCCGTTCTATTTTCGCCATTTGGCAATCAGCAATTCTCCGCATCTGGGACCGCTCTTGCTGTCGGGCACAAGATTTACACCTACGTGGCCGGTTCAAGCTCGCAACTGGCGACTTACACGG